ATAACCAGATTAACTTCTCGCGCCCTTGGCCCTTGGTATAGCCGAACTTGTCGAACTTTACGAGCTTGCTACAGCTGTCGCACTGTTCGATCTTATACTCGGCTATAACTTCGCCATCTTCGTAAAGTCTGCCAGTCATGGTCTGAGGATTAAGTATCTCCATGTATTTACTCATAGTTACACCTGTGGCTTCCACTTGCCATCGCTAGCTAGTACGTACCAATTAGGAGCGCATTGTGTGGCTTTAGTGCGTTCGGTGCAGAAGTAGCCGCCCCAGTTCTTAGGCGCGCCTTCGTGGGCTTGTTTCCAGACACGATGTCCATGGCTGCACGTTGGAGCTTCTTTAACTAGCTCTCCGCCCAGCTGCTTAGCGATCTCGTCCATCGACGATCCAAGGCTAGGAATGCCGCTCTGCTCTGCTTCTGCCGCTGTCTTAAAGCTTGGCACGTCGCCGAACTTGACAGTCCAAGGATCGTAATCGTCGGCTGTTGAATTAGCGACCTTGGTAGATAGGTTCTCCACCTTTTCCATGTCCTGACGTGTCGGACGTTTATCTGCTCCAAGTAGAAGTCCGATAGCGCGTCCTATTGCACTCGTTACCGTATCTTCTACGAAGAACTTCTTCATGTTCACGTTATACGTAGCCACGTTACCGAATGCGTAGTCTGTAGCTGATGGATTAACGTCTTCATACTCGCGAAAGATCTGGGCTTGAATAAGAACGAAGCCCTTTTCTGCGTTAAAGTCCACGATGTTTGTCTGAACTCTAGCTGTAGGGTGTGTGGCCCATAGACGCGCGATTCTGGCGGCGACGTCCTCGTAGTTATCTAGGAAGCTCATTACTTCACTTCCTTAGCTGCGTGACGCGCTATAGAACGAGCACGAAGATAGCCGCGACGTTCACCTTCACGATAGCCGACTGAGTAGCTGATCGCTGCCCATAAGATTCCAGCGACGGCCATAAAGACCACGATAGATAGTTCATTCATTTACTTGCTCCCGATACTGAGAGCGACGTTCGCGCTCCCTATGTAAAGAGTGAAGCAAGAACGGCTTTAGGTCAAGATTCCCGCGTAGTTATCGGCGTGTCGACTGGCGGTTTTGGCTTGGACTTTAATCCGTTACCCGCCAGAACTCCACCAAGAGAGCCAGTTAAGAAGATCGAAAGTGTCTTTAGTAGATCTATAAAAGCGGCGTCGTTAGGAGCTTGATTACCTATCGGTTGAGTAACGAAGATAAGCGCGTAAGTAATGCCCAGCGTTACGATCAAGAAGACGAACGCTAAAGTCGCGCCGATTATAAGAATGAGCTGCGCGTGAATTTCTTCTGGACTACGGCGTCGGGTGTGTCTCATGTGATACGTCTCCAAGGACGTCTTTAGTGCACGTTCCAGTAACGACGCATTGTGGCGGCTTGCATTCTGGCTTTTCCCAGTTTTCGTATTCTTGGCATTCATAACGAATCCAGCCCTGATAACCACAAGCGGAAAGCCCAGCCGAAAGGACTAAGGCCAGACTTCCCGCGAGTAGTTTCCGAGTCACTTCCCCGATAACCCGAACGCTGAGTCTTTAGGATTAAGCCAGCGTAGGATTACAGGCAGAACGGCGGCAAGGCCCGCCATGCCGATCGCCTTCGGTTCTGTAACTCCAGCCATGTAAACTGCAATAGACGCAGCTAAGAAGCTACGCGCCCAGCTTGCGAGTAATGCTTTTAAGTTTTCCATCTTTTTTCTCCGTAATCTTCGGCTTTGCTGCCGACTGAGTAGGTACTTCGACGACTGGATAATCGCCAGCATAAGCCACGAACTTAGGACGTCCGAAGCCTACGACTTCTTTACCGCTCCCGAATGCGCGTTCTTTAATCATCACCATTCCGCCGTTGCGCTGGTCGCCAGTTCCCGAAGTATTACCTTCGATCGTGATAACTGTCTTCGCTTTAACGCCTACGACTATTCCGATGTGGCTAATACGGTCGACTCCATCATGCGGAAAGTCCATGAATGCAAGATCGCCAATCTTCGGCTCTGATTCTACCCAGCGGCTTACTTCTTTAAGCTTATGCGCTCCCGCAGCTGTAGACACCATCGACGGAAGCTTTACGCCCGCTTCATTAAAGCACCAATTAACGAAAGATCCGCACCAAGGTAGGCCATCGGCTTTTGTGAATTTTCCGTATTTCGTTAGGTTATCGCCTTCTTCTACAGTGCCGACTTCTTTAAGTGCCACTTCGACTACTGCCGCAGCTGTTCCGATTGGGTAATTCATCTTAGTTTAGTAACAGTCTGGCTTCGTCGGCAGTAATTCCAAGCTTAGACAACAATTCCGCTTTATCTGCTTCTGCTTTTGCTATCTTCGCTTTATCCGCTTCGATCTGATCTATAACGCTCTGATGTTCGGATAATTCTTGTTCCGTCATTTCCCTAGTAACTATCGTATCTGTTTCGACGTCGTGAACTGTAATCATCTGTTTTGCCATTAGTTTCCTCCATAGATTTTTACGGTGCCAGTAATGCCAGTAGTGCCGCCCCATGTAACTGTCATTGAAGTAATGGCGGAAGTTGTCTTTAATTTGCCAGCGTAGAAAGTCGTAAACTGCTGAGCACTTGAATTATAACCAGTCTCATTATACGTAATCGGCTTATAGTGTGTGGAATTAGAATAATTATTTAATGTAATAACGCCCGATTGGTACGATGCTCCGCCTGATCCAGAATAAGGATAATTCGCATTAGTTAAGGCCGAGTTATTCAGTGCCGCTTGCGCGAGAACGTTGCCATCATAGGCCGAACTCCAAATTCCTTGAAACGTGCTTGCGCCGTTGAAAGTTATAGCTAGAACTGGGTTAGCGTTAGTAGTGCCTAGATTGTTTATGTAGATAAGCAGATAATTATAAGATCCACTAATAGAGCTAATTGTTGTCGTTGCACTAGTAATTGTCGTAGTGGAAAGAAGCGTTAATCCACCACTAGCCGACGGTGATGTCCACGTGAAGTCCATGTTTGTATTAGAGTTTTTGGAAAGTATCTGGCCAGTAGTACCGCCCAGAAGATCGCCCATAGACGTATCTATAGCGTTCCCAAGAGTACGAATCGCAGCTGCGCCGTCTTTTACTAGGTCTGTGTCGTCGGGTTCTTCCCAGCCGAACAATGGACTTGTGGCCATTTATTGCTCCTTTATGCGACTGTTGTCGCTTCGTTCCAGATAAGTGTAGAAGATAAAGTATTCCAGCTCTCGGCGACACTCACGTTTTCCCACTTCATAGACTGCAAGCTGAACGCCGTAGGACTAAGAGTAAGAGTTAGGTCGAGTCTGTTTACTCCAGCCGAGAATCTCCAGCCTTCGACGAAGCCTTGAAAGCGTCCTAGGAGAATGTTCGGCGGAAGATTAGTTATGTCTAACGGTAGCCCGATAAACACGTTTAGAAGTGCGTCACGATCTCCGTCGTCTATGTTGCTATTGGCCAGCGTGTAAGTAATCGCTTGAAACTGTGATTGTGGAAAGGCTCGAATGCCTAAATAGAACTCGGCTTGAAACTCTGCGTCTGCGGCATTATGTAGGGTCGTAGAGATCGTGTGAGCTTGTTGCCCATAAATGGCGATCGACTGGGTACTGCTAGCCGTCTCTTCTCCGCCATTATTGTATTTAATCGTAACGTTATTTCGAACGTCTGCGATTCTTTTAATAGTTGAGATCGAAGAAGTAAGTGCGTCTTGGGCTGAGATAACTGTATAACCGTTACTGGCTAGATACGCGCTGCGATGAGTTGAATCTGCGTAACCGATTCGACCAGCCGAATCTTCATAGATGTAACCGAGTCCAGAATTAGCCAGAGAACTTACTAAAGAATACACGTCTGTAATGGAAGAAGAACGAGCCGCAAGTTCGTAATCGCCTGGCTGATCTATCTCGCCGAGACCTACGTTCTCCGCGTTAGCCCATGTCGTAGTCGCGTCATAACTAGCCCACGTTACAGCTGGAGCCACTTCGTTCCAGTTATTAAGAAGCAGTTCCGAGAGAATTGTGTAGATCTGATCGCCGTCGAAGTCTTTAACTAAGACGCCTTCCGTAAGGCTTACTGGAAGCTTCGATAAAGCTCCAAGAGCTGTTAGACGGATAATCTGATTCGATTGCGTTCCGCTGTTATTAACGACTGAGACTTGAATGTCTGTAACGTCGCCGCCGAATAAGTTAACGAAAGTTCCCGTAGAATCTTTAACTCGGATTAAGACGTTATCGTTAACGTCAATAATAAGCGGAGCTTCGTTTAGATTAAGAATTTCTACAGAACAGTAACCCGCTCTAGGCTGCGAATAGATGTCCGTTCGCCCAGATGTAATCGTGACGTTCGTTAGCGTTAGATCTACGTATTCGGTTCCACCGTTTATCTGGATCGACCATTCGGGAGTCCAGACGCTCATTAGACACTCACTAGTGCGTTATAGCCACCGCCGCCGCGAGCAGCTGAACGGTTAAGAATGTCTACGATAGTTCTAGCCGTACCTTCTGCGTCTATTGCGCCGTTTACGGTTATGTTAAAGACGTTCGCTCCTGATCCGCTGAGACGGTTATTCGGAGTAATCATTCCGCTAGTATTTGGCGTGAACAGTTCTGGGCCACGCTCTCCGACTAGGTAAGAAGTACCGCCCGCGACTGGGCCGCCGTTAGCTTTAGCACCGCCTAACTTTCCGATGATAGTTCCCACGACTCCAGCTTGTCCCAAGAATAAACCTTTATTCTCGTTGACCAAGTTAACGATGTTCGTCATCTGTTTATAAGCCTGAGTCAAGAATCCGACTAGCTGCGAGAATCCCGTAATTAAAGTAGCGACTAAGTTACTTATGCCCATGAGTGCGAGCTTTAAGTTATTGCCGAGGATAGGCGCAAAGTATTTACTAATAAAGTCGAAGATGTTTTTAAGTAATTGCAAGAACGGAGCTAACTCTGTGGAGTTCTCCGATACAGCCTTCTTAATTGTATTAAACGCATAACTGAGACCTTCTAGAACTGGGCCGACTACTTTACCGATGGCTGGAATAACGCTCTCATAAAGGAAAGTCCACCAAGCGCGTAAGATTGGAAGTAAGTCATCTCTTAAGACTCTAAAGATCTCGCCGAATGCTGGCCCTAAAGTTTTACCTAAAGTTTCCGCTACCTGAGTGATCGCTGGAATGCCTTTATCGACGAAGCTAGAAACTAACGGAGTGATAGCGTCGAGAATGTAAGAACCTACAGTCTCTTTAGCCTCATCGAATGCAACAGTAAGACGGGCCATCTTGCCTTGAAAGGTGTCGGCTTGGATCGAGGCTTGCTCGTCGAAAGTAGCAGACAGGGCGAGCATGGCAGCGTCGAAGTCTTTAGTCTTTAAGATCGTCTCGTCGATTGGAACGCCAAGCTTCTTTAGAGCTGCGAAGTTCCCGTCGTAAGCCTTGGCTAACGCTTCGGAAACCGCGGATAAACTTTTCCCAGTGCCCGCACTAACGTCTAGCGCGATCTGTTGAAGTCGCTGGGCTTCTGTAACGTCCTTAGTCGACCGAACTAGGCGATCAAGGCTCGGCCTGAGATCGTCGTCCGTCACGCCCGTAGCTAGAGACGTTTTAGTTATGTAGGCTTCTGTAGCCTTAATCTGAGCCGTAGTCGCTCCTGTAACGTTCTGTAATGTAGTCGCGAGCTTGGCCTGAGCTGCTTCATCTGCGATGGCAGACTTAACGCCGTCAATAAGTAACTTTCCAGCATAAGCCGCAGCTGCCGCGCCAGCTAGTGCGAACGCAGCTCCAGCCTTCTTAGCGAAGTCTCCGACTTTAGATCCGAATCCTTCGACTTCATTCTGCGCGCCTTTAACGCCCTTCTTTAATTCGTCGAAGTCGGCGTCGAAAGTAATCTTTATCTTCGGAATGCCCGCCATTACTTTAGCCTCAATTCGTTTGCTATCTGTTGCACCATGAGCGAATACTCGCGCGCTACTACTGGAACGTAGAAGTCTACAGCGGGAGCGATCCAGTAGCCTCGCTTGTTATAAGGTGTCTTAAAGCGATTCGTAAAGACGCGACCGATAGAGTCGACGCCACCATGAGATCCAAATTCGGTTCCCCATAACAGCGCGCCCGCTGGCGCAGCTTGTTGTCTAACTTTTTTACCTTTACCACTTTTCGACGATTCGCCGCCATAAGGACGACCGACTTTTTTAGGTCCGCCGATGTCGACACGAACGAGACGATCGCGTGGAGTCTTAATCGTCTGAACTACTAGCTTCGTTTGTGGAGCTGGAGCGGATAAACCGCTCATCATTAGTTGGCCCGCTAACCGCTGCGATAAAGGCTGCGCGCGGTCTCTAACGAGCTGTTGATACTCGGCTGGGAATGAACCCAGTAAACCTAGAAGATTCTTAAACTCGTAAGGATCGACAGTAATAGCATAAGTGCCGCGGCCGCTTTTATCTGCCATTCTGCCTCTCCAGAATCTCTATTCCTGTAAGAACGTCTTCTGCCGTCTTCCACTCGCTCATCGGGATTCGACTAGCGATCGCTAACTCTATGAGTGCGCGGTTTAAGCTTCCGACGGGCCAGCTTTTGGGTCTGACTTCTTACTAGTAATTCCTTCAACAGTCTCCACCCAGATCTCGAAAGGCTTTACAGGATTCCCAGCTGCTTCGCGCTTCATTGCGTGATAGGCCAAGAATGTAAGCCCTTCGAGTCCGAGTTTAGATTCTGCTTCGTTCACTGTTGCATTGAACTTACGCTCCCACTTAACCCATTCTGGAACTGCCGCCACGTAAGTAGCTTCTTCTCCTGATAGGTACTGGACTTCTAGTTCTAGCTTCATTGTGCTCCCGATTCTTTTCTTAACTAAATGTTTCTGTAGGTGTTCCCACGACTGTAAAGCTCATGCTAACAGTCTGAGCGTCTGGCGATGATCCGCCCACGCTTGGAAAGATTGGTAGAACGTTAAACGCGAATACTGCTCCTGTTACAGCTGTAAGCGATACCGCCATAGTCGTATTAGGACTTGTCTCCGCAGCTGCCCATAGAGCTTCGCATAGTGAACCTGTCGCGCCCCAGTCTGCAAGCATTTCGACGTCGAAAGTCCACTGCTTATCTACGGACTTATAAGCTGGTCCGTTAAGCGTCATGTAACGATCTATTGTTACGTCTCCGCTTAATGTTGCGCTTGTTGCTTGTTCATTGTAAGAAACGGTCGCGATCGTAAACGAAAGATCGCGCCCTGTGATTACGGTCGTGGCCATGTTTGTCTCCTAGTTTGTTTGTGTGTAATAAGTTGCTACTGGAATCTCTAGAGCGAGAATCTCGGAAGCTCCTACTGTGACGTTAATCGGATTCGTTAAGTCTCCGACTTCGTACCCTGACGGTAAAGCCGCCAGAATGCTAATAGCGAGCTGTTCGATGTTATCGAGTGCGCTCTGATTATCGTAGATCGCTACGCCTACGGTTATTACTAAATTAACTTTAAGTTTGACGTTCGCCTTGCTTAAGAAGTTCGGCTGTAAGTAAGGAGTGCTCGGAACGATCGCCGCGAATGGAACGATCGGAGCTTCTGGAACTGAGTCGTAAACGTTAGCCGCTACTCCCGCGATGGCTGTCTTTAGCGGATTGCGAACACTGGAAAGAATAGAACTGGCTGGCATTATCCGACCATCGTCTCGACGTCGATGTAATTACCCAAGAGGCCCACGACGCGATTCAAGAGGCTGCGCCCCATACGAAAGGGAGTCGAAGCGAAGTCGAGACCTTCGATCTGGCCGCCCGCAGCTGTACGAGATTGGAAGACTTCAATAGATACCGCGTAGATCGCGGATTCGATGGAAGCGTTACCGACGTAAAGAGTCGCGGCAGAATAGCCGCTAAGAGTTGCACTTCCATTCGGAATAATCTGCCGACGTGTCACGTCCGAAGAAGTAAGAGCGGCCGAGAATGAAGTGTCTGTTATCTCTGTAACTGTGTGCGTAGCAGTGAATGGAGCTGGAAGACCAGCTACGACGATCGACTGTCCTACGACGAAAGTGTGAACGCGACGAGTGTAGAAGATCGCTACGTTATCTTTTAATTCGTACTCGACTACAGCTGTGGAGTTCTGAACTAATAAAGGGAGAATCGCTTGCTCGGCTGTGTCGATGATGTCATCGAGATAAGAATCTGAATAAAGGGAAGAGCTAACGCCTAGGACGGATCGCAGCTGTGAGGCTGTAATTATTGCTGGCATTAGCTCTTCCCTTCTTCTGCTCGACTAGCTCGGGAGCGAACTAGTCGATGATTGACTTTAGGCGATTACGCCTTGTTATTCTTGAATGCGCCCGCTGCGATCTTGGT